ACGGTATCAACTTGCAAGACCCCGATACCTTTTTGAAGTATTTTGGTGGCGGCAGGTCGTCCAAGTCAGGCATTGACATTGACGAGGATTCTGCCCTTACCTTTTCCGCTGTATGGGCTTGCGTAAGGATTCTATCTGAATCTGTGGCATCCCTTCCGCTTGGTGTTTACCGCAAAGAGCAGGAAGGGAAAGAGCTGTTGAATGAGCATCCCACCTACAAACTATTACACGACAGGCCAAACGCCTACAATACCTCGTTCACGTGGCGGGAAACAATGGTGGCGTTCGTGGTTCTGTGGGGCAATGCCTATGCCCGGATAGAGCATCGGGGTGATATGCGCGTGGAAAGCCTTGACATTGTTCACCCCGGAGCGGTTACTCCCTTCATCGCCTCAAATGGCGAGTTGTTTTACAGGATTCAGTACCCGGACAGAAAAGAGATCATCCCTTCTTACGAGATGCTTCACGTTGCAGGGCTTGGCTTTGACGGGCTGAAGGGCAAGGCACCGATTGATGTGGCGAAGGAAGCCATTGGGCTGGGGCTGGGGGCGGAAAGTTTCGGTGCGGAATTTTTCGGCAAAGGCGCGAACTCGGATGTTATCCTTTCCTATCCCGGGAAACTTTCAAAGACGGGTAAGGAGAACCTCGGTGGATCATTTGACAAAAGTTACCGGGAAGACAAGCAGAAAACCATCGTTCTGGAGGAAGGGGTGAAGATGGAGCGGGTAACCATCCCCCCGGAACAGGCCCAATTCCTGCAAACCCGAAAATTCCAGATTAGCGAAATTGCCCGTATATTCCGAGTGCCACCCCATCTTATCGGGGACTTGGACAGGGCAACGAATAACAATATTGAACACCAGTCCATTGAATTTGTAACTCACACGATCCGTCCGTGGGTAAAGAGGTTCGAACAGGAGTTTGACCGAAAACTGTTTTACGAAAGCGAACGGGGTAAGATTTTCACAAAATTCAATATTGACGGACTATTAAGGGGTGATTCCGCAAGCCGCGCAACGATAATGAGCGCGATGTTCAATGCTGGCGCACTGACCCCGAATGAAATAAGGGGGATGAACAACCTCAACCACCTCGAAGGAGGGGATATGAGGTATATCAATTCCACCTTGAAACCTATTGACGAAACTGGTAAATTCATAGAAAATGAAGGAAATAAGACTACTGAACAGTGAGATCAGGGGCGCGGAAGATTCCCGTTCGGTTGAGGGCGTGGCAGCCGTCTTTGATCAATATTCACAAGATTTGGGCTGGTTCATCGAAAAGATCGACCGGGACGCCTTTGCCGGTGCGGACATGGATGACGTTGTGGCGTGCCGGAACCACGACCCCGACAAGGTTCTTGCAAGGACAAAGGCCGGGACGCTTCACCTTACGGTTGACGATAACGGCTTCGGCTACCGCTTCGATGCGCCAAACACTACGGTTGGGAATGATACGCTGGAAGACATCCGCGTTGGCAACATTTCCCATTCATCGTTTGCCTTTACTGTCAAAGAAGACAAGTGGGAAAAGAAAGACGGCAAGGATGTCCGGACGATTTTAAGGTTCGAGGCGATCTATGACGTTTCCCCTGTTACCAATCCGGCATACCTTCAGACCTCGGTTCAGAAGAATTCGCTGGATGTGGCAAAGCGAAGCTATGACGAATTTATCAAATCCCAGGAGCCGCCCGTAAAGGGGATGCACTGGACGGAAGCAGCAACAAAATTACTGGCGATCACCGCCTAATTTTTATAAACCCTTAAACTTTAACAAAATGACAATCAAAGAGTTGAGAGAAAAAAGGGCGCAGGCAATATATGAGATGCGTGATATTGTCGAGGTCGCCAAAAAAGAAAACGCTGACGGTCTTATGACCGAGGAGCAGCGCACCCGCTGGGAACGGCTTGAGACTGACGAGGCATCTCTGAAAAAGGAGATCGACATTCAGGAACGCCAGGAGCGTCTGAACAAAGAGATGGCCGAAAAGAAGGTCGAAGAAGAGCCGGCCGAAACCAAATCCAAAGAGCAGGTTTACGAGGAAAGGTTTTTGAGGTACCTGTCAAAAGGGGACATTCACCCGGAGATGCGTACTACCCAGGATGGCCAAAGTATAGGCACCCCCGCTGATGGCGGTTACCTTGTGCCGCAAAGTTGGGCTTCGCAGATCGAAACCGCACAGAAGGCTTTTGGCGGTATGCTGGAAGTTGCCTCTATCATCACCACCCCGGGTGGTGGGCAGATGAACTGGCCGACCTGTAACGATACCTCCAACAAAAGCGCAATCCTGGCCGAAGAATCCGTACAGACCGAAAGCAAGGTTACTTTTGGATCCAAGCAACTGGATGCCTATGTGCTTGCCACCCCGATCATCCCGATTTCAATGCAACTGGTACAGGATGCCAACTACGACATCGTGAACTACATCATCAACCTGATGGCCGAGCGTGATGCTCGCGGGTTGAACTATTATGCTACGGTGGGCAGCGGTAATGGCCAGCACAATGGCGTGGTAACCGCCTCAACGAAAGGCGGGGATGCCGCTGCCGCTGCGCTGACCAGGGATAACCTGCTCGACCTGTTGCATTCGGTTGACTATGCCTATCGCCAGAACGGTGTGTGGATGTTCAATGACTCCACCCTGAAGGCAATCAAGGCATTGTCTATCGGTGATGCCGATTCACGTCCGCTGTGGCAGCCCGGTATCGCCTTTGGCGAGCCTGACACGATCGAAGGCAAGAGGTATGTTATCAATGAGGACATGGCCGACATCGGAGCCGGTCTGAAAAGCGTCCTGTTCGGTGATTTCAGCAAGTACCTGATCCGCAGGGTTGCCGGGTTCAATATTGTACGTTTCAATGAAAAGTACATGAACTCACTGCAGGTTGCCGTAATGGGTTGGAGCCGTTCGGATGGTGAACTGCTTGACGCTGGCACGAACCCGATCAAACACATCCTTCATGCCTCTACGTAAGATTAGGATGACAAAGACAGCAGCCGGTAAGGGCTTCGTATATCGCAAAGGCGCGGAATACGAAGTCCCTGCCGATGTTGCTGAAGGCTTAATATCGGCTAATTGTGCAGAACCGGTTAAACAGATCGAGCGAAACATAAAAATAAAAGATGGGTTACAAACTAAAAACAGCAGCAACAAGCCAGCCGGTAAGCATCACAGAGGCAAGGGATCACCTGAAGGCTGATTCCACCGCTGATAATGCTTATATCTTAAGGCTGATCGAGCAAGCCGTTGAGTGGGTTGAAAAGTACACGAACCGGCAGATCAACGTGGCTTCGTGGTATTTATATCTCGACAAGTTTCCAACGGAGATCAATCTCGATATTTGCCCAGTTCGCGAAATGGAGGGTATCAATTATTATAACACGAATAATGACCTTAACAATTTCACGGACTACGATGCTGATTTGGTTTCGGAGCCTGCCAGGATCATGCCCTCTTACGGCAATACATTCCCGGTAGTGTATAACCGCCCGAATGCTGTCATTATCAGTTTTTCTGCAGGATATGACGATGTGCCGGAGGCCATCAAGCAGGCCATACTTTTGATTGTTGGCCATGATTACGAAAACCGGGGCGATGAAGGCCACCGGAAATACCCAAAGGCTGTTTATGATAAACTCGATATGTACCGGTTATTTTGAAGTTAGCGATATTCTTTGCCGCCTACAAGCGGCTGCCGATATTAAAAATTTGCCTTGACGGGATCAAGCGGCTGAAGGCTGCCCACAAAGATATCGAGTTCGTTCCCTTCTGCGTTTATTCGAATGACGATGAGGGTGCGCTGCTCAAAAAGTATAACGTAAGTTCTTTGAAGTTTTGTAATGATTTTCTTGGCGCGAAAAAGAATGCCGGGCTGAAAGCACTTATGGGGCTGAAGTGGGATTACATGATGGAGATCGGCTCGGATGACCTGGTGAACGATAAGTTGATTGATGTTTACCGGCCTTACTTTAACGAAGGTGAGGAGTCTTTCGGGGTGTCTTCCTGTTATTTCGTTGACGCCCTGACGGGCAGGGTTGCTTTCTGGATTAACAACTATGCCATTGGTGCGGGGAGGTGTATAAAGCGAAGCGTGTTTGAAAATTTCAACAAAAAATACGTTGTCATTTTCAGGCACTCTGTAACGGGAACCGAGCATGTTGGCAAAGGTGCGAAGATGGTCTTGACTTACAAGGTTGCGGCCAAGTATATGAACAGTGATCTTGTCAAGGTGCAGGAGATTATTGAAGGGGATTTCGGTTTGTGGACACCCACGAAACAGTCAGCACTTGACGCGGACAGTGCTTTCAACCTGAACGCGAATGCCGTGAATATTAAGATTGTTGATGTTGGCCGGGAGCCTATGATCGTTGACATCAAAAGCACACAGAACATCCACAAGTTCACCCACTTCGAGCAGACGGATATTGGCTTTAAGGAATTGTTATCTAACTTCTCAAAAAAGGAATCAGATGGGATTTGGAAGTATGGACAGGCGCGTGGTCATTAGCAAGGCCACAGACACGATCTTGCCGAACGGTGAGCGCACGAAGGTGTGGGAAGCCTATCATACTTGCTGGGCCGAAATGGTGTATAAGGCTGCCGGTGAGGGCGTGGAAACTTTGCAGATCAAAGCGCAGAACACCGTTACCTTCCGCATCCGGTATTACACCGGCATATCGGAAGACAAGAGATTGACCTATGATAGTGTTGTGTATGACATTATCGGGGTTGTTGCCGAGGGCAGAGAAAAGTATTTAACCATTGAATGTAAACGGATCGAGTGATGGCTTTTTATGAATCATCATATATGCCGAGAATGACCTTAGAGTTGACCCAGAGCGGGGTCAACCAGGTTAATGCGATATTCAAGGCTTTGGGTGAGAAGTTGGGGAGGAAGGAAGTTAAAAAGGTTTTCAGGATGGGAGCGAAGCCCATTGTTGTTTCGGCTAAAGCGAAGGTGCCGGTTTCGGGTAAAAAGTCATGGCAGACCGAGCATAAGCATTGGTCAAAAGGGAAAGAAACAAAACTTGTCCGGACACACAAGCCCGGGGAGTTGAAAAGGTCTATCGGCACAATAATGAGCAAGGATGGTTTTTCAATTTACATCGGCCCCCGTATGGGGACAAGCCGGGCAAACGATGGTTGGTATGGACACTTTGTGGAGTTCGGGACTTCATCCACCGGCTGGGGTAAGGGAATACCCGCCAAACCCTTCATGCGTCCATCATGGGATGAAAAGAAAAACGAAGCGATTGACATTATAGCAAGGGAGTTGGGAAAATTATTTGAATCAGTTAGGGTAAAATGATAGGACAGGCAATATATACGCTGCTTTCGACAAACGTGGGGATTAAGGCGATTGTTGACACCCGCATTTACCCTATGCTGGCCGAGCAGTTTGCCGATATGCCTTATATTGTTTACCGGACTATCTCAAAGGTTCCGAACAACACCAAAGGCGGAGGCAGGGGCTTTGACCGGTACCGCGTACAGATAGATTGCGTGGGGACTTCATTCACCTCGCTTGAAGACTTGGCAGATAAGGTAAGAACGGCCATTGATGACAGGGTTGGCACTTACGGGGCTGTTACGATTCTTGGATCGCGATTTGAAGACACCACAGACCTGGTGCTGGACTTCCAGCCGGACAGTGAAAGAGTATATCAAAAGAGTATGGACTTTATAATATTAGCACGATGAGAATAAAACTTATAAAAGACTGGCCCCGCAAGGGGAGGATTGTTAAAAGAGGAACCGTGATGACCGTTACCACTGATCTGGGTAAACGGTTAATCAACAACAAATTCGCCCGTGAGGGTGATTACGCGGGTGCGCTTGACACGAAGGATGCGCCCCGTCCGAAAAGAAAACGAAACTAATTATTCACTTTTAAAACGAAAATAAGATGGCTAAATTTAATGGAACAACTCTGTTGGTGTACGTGGACGGTGTCGCGATTGGTCTTTGTACCTCGCACTCGCTGAACGTGAATGCCGACATGATTGATGCCACCACCAAATCAAGCGGTGGGTGGAAGGACGTATTGCCCGGCCTCAAAGATTGGTCGATAGACTTTGACGGTCTTATTGACTGGTCTGAAACCGAGAATTTCTCGCAGGCATTTGCTGATTTGTCCGGAGGAACAAAAGTAACCCTGAAGTTTTCCACAGAAGTTACCGGGGACAAACGCTACACCGGGGATGCCTACATTTCTTCTTTGAGTGCCTCGGCACCGATGGAGGACGTGGTTACCTTTTCCGGAACGTTCACTGGAACCTCAACTTTGTCTGAAGAAACCGTTACGTAATGTATATCATCAAGGACGGATTCAGAAAGCGCAGACTGCGGTTTTCCTTTGATATGCTCGCATGGTTTCTGGTTTGCGAAACCAACGGTGTAGAGATCGGAGAGCTGGATAAGGTCGAGGAAAACAAACTCTTTGACGATTTCCTTTTCTGTGCAGCAAGGAGCTACCTTATGCAGAGAGGCAAAAGGGTAAGGTTTACCCGTGAGCAACTTCTGGGCTGGGTTGACAAGATGACCAGGGGTGATGCCCGCAGGCTTGAAAAGGAGATCATGCAAAGCCGTGTTATGGGCCAAAAGACACTGGAGGAGTATGCCGAGGAAGGAAAAAAAAAACGGTAACATGGCGGGACGTGATGGGCTTCGCTTACGGTGTCCTCGGTCTGAAACCGGATGAGTTCCACCGGCTGACCTGGGCCGAGTATGAAGTGATGTGCGAGGGCTACTCGCAGGAAAAGGTGAGGTGCCATCAGCAAGAGTGGGAGAAAGCGCGCTGGATGGTGTTTCACCTTTTGAACATTCATTTGGAAAAGAAGCACAAGATGAGGCGGCTGGGTGATCTGATAAGGTTTCCGTGGGATGCGCCTCCCCGGATTGAGGGGAATACGAGGGAAAGGTTTGAGGAACTTTGTAAACTATGGGGCAGTAAAATAGAGCGATGAAGAAGACGATAGCCAATATGAGCGTCCGCATTGGTGCTGACACCAAGCAGTTCACCAAGTCCATGAACCGCATGAAGGGTTCTGTCAGCAAGATGCAGCAGTCATTTGCGCGTATGCGGAAGGCCGCTATGGGCGCATTGGCTGGCTATGCTTCTATTTCTTTTCTGAAAAAGGCCATTTCGGCCTATGATCAGCAGGAAAAGTCTGTGAAGGCTTTGTCTGTGGCTCTGGGATCATCCACAAAAGCATTAGAGGCACAGGCATCCGCACTCCAGAAGCAGACGCGGTTCGGGGATGAATCTATTTTGCAGGGGCAGGCTTATCTGGCGCAGATGAAACTCCAGGAGGAGTCAATACGCAGGATCACGCCTTATATTTTGGACTTTGCCGAGGCGCAAGGGATGAATGTCGCTGATGCCTTTAAGTTGGTTGCGAAGACTTTGGGTTCTTCCACAAATGCCCTTTCAAGGTATGGGTTGACGATTGAGGGGGCTGTTGGCAGCAATGAGCGACTTGATTCTGCTGTAAACGCTTTAAGTTCTTCGTTTGGCGGGCAGGCTAGGGCTGCGGCAGAGGTTGGCAGTGGTTCTTTGGCACAACTTGGTAACTGGATTGGTGATCTCACCGAAAAGGTCGGGGGGTTCATTATGCACGGGCTTGCACCTCTGGCGAGTTGGTTTATGCGAACAGTCAAAGGATCCTCGGAGGTTTCCGATGCGCTGGTTGCCGAGCGTTCAGAGGTCGAGTTGATCATGCGATCCATTGCTTCGTTGAACGAGGGCAACTCTACCAGGGCCGGATTGATTGATGAGTTGAATGCCAAATATCCAGATATTTTAAAAAATTACGATGCCGAGAAGATTACAAATGGCGAGATACTTACTATTTTAAAGGATGTTAATACCCAGTATGAGCGGAAGATTGAGTTAGCCATCTTGGAGGAGGAGGGGAATGAAGTCCTGCGAAATTCTATCGAACTGGCCAAAAAGCAACGTGCCGATGTGAAGGAGATCACCCGGCTTTATGAACTCTACATAAAAGAAAAGAAGGAGGATGCCACGCTTGAGGAGAAGGTGGCCGCGCTGAAGACACAATCGGCCTATGATGAGATGGCCGCGCTGAAAGATAAGACAATTGCCTCGTCTTATTTTGAAAATGGACAGGAAAGGGCATACACGGTAGAGCAGCGCAGGGCGATAGCCTTTGAAAAGTATAGTTCTATAGCGGCCTCCCGTTTAGATGATATTAACGAAAGGCAGGCCGAGTTAAACGATTTACAAGATAAACATACCGGTATTATAGGCGAGATTTTTAATGCACAGGAACGGCTAAACAAGGTACTTGGCAAACAAATCGAACTTTTGGAAAAACGCCATCGGTACCTCCGTGATCCGGGCCGGGGGACTGCCGG